TTGCTCGGTGACGGCACCCACACCGATGTCGGCGATGGGTTCCCCTGGGACTACTTCACTGAACGCGTCGCGTTGTGGGCGGGAGGCGCACAGAGCGCACCGCCCGTGCAGGAGAGCAGGCGGTTCCCGAAGGATTACAGCGACCGCGAGCTACACGAGGCTATCGCCGTTGATGTCCGTGAAATCCGCACGCAGCTCGGGGCCGGTCTCGACCAGTGGGGCGAGGACGGCGACCTCGGACGCAACGCTCAAGGCCAGCGCCGCACCCTGCGCGCCGGCCTAGCCGCACTCGTACGAAAGGTCGGTGCCTGACATGGCCTGGCAACAGCCCCAACTGGCCGACCCGCCCATGGGCCCGACCGATGAGATCCGCAAACTGCAACACCGCCTACTGTTCGCCTACCCGGGCCGCTCGGACGCACACAACCTCGGTGTCATCGAATCGGGCGTCTTCGACCCGGCCACCGACCGCGCACTGCGCAACATGCAGGAATACCTGGCCGCCACCGAGGACGGGAAATACAACAGCAAGCCCGGCGTGCTCACCTACGACTGCAAGACCCGACTTGGCGTCGTGCTCGCAGCTCCCAAGGCGCCGGCGAAGCGGTTTGTGCAGCAGGGCGTCGGGTTCTCTACCGACGCGTTCCTGATGGGCGATCCCACCCACTCCTACGTCGACGCCCGCACCGAAGGCAGCACCGAGCTGTTACGGCTGGCCCTGCCCATGGTCGGCGTGCCGAAGATCTGGATCGGCTACAGCATGGGCGATGACGTGGTGAACACGGCGCTGCTGCAATGGCCCGAAGACCGCCGCGACGAAATCAAGCTGATCATCGGATTCGGCGGCCCATCCCGACGCCCCGGACCAACCCTACTCGGCAACGATCCGGGCGGGCAAGGTATCTCGGGCGTGTTCGGGCCGGACTGGGCTGCCTCGCGTACCTACCAGTTCACCCACAAAGGCGACATGTACCCCAACGCCGTCGGCCTGCTGCCGTGGCTGTACCAGATCCTCACCCGCATGGAAATCTCGCTCGACTTCGCGGCCTACCTGTTCAACCTGTTCATCTCCACCGTCGGGAAACAGCTACTCGGACTGTTGGCCTCGGCGCTTCCGGGCGCCGGCACGCTGTCGACGCTCGCCGCCCTGGTCACCACAGGTCCGACAAACCAAGTCGGCGGCCAGATACTCGATGTGATGAAGCTGTTCGCGCTGCTGCCGCAGATCATCCAAACCATCGCCGCTGCACTCAAATTCGTGCAGACTAACGCGCATTTTCACTACCACGACCAGCCGCAGCCGTTCTGGCGCGGGCTGACCGCTGTGGACTGCGCCGCGCAGATCATCGCCGAGAAGGTCCCCAACGCAACGGTGTTCACCGTTCCCGGAACCGTCTCATGGTGGAACGACGGCCCACCGGCCTGGACCGCCTGGAAACTGCCCTAACACAACTGCAATAGGAGACGGAACCTATCGTGTACACCCTGGCGTTCTGGAAATCACTACTCGAGCGTGCTGTGCGCGCTGCAGCGGCGGCGCTAATAGGTGTGTTTGTCGGCGGTGTCACTGTCGCCACTGTCGACTGGCGATTCGCCGCGGCGTCGGTTGCCACCGCTGTCGTTGTATCGGCATGCAGTTCGTTGCTCGCCAGCTTGCGTGTCGACGAGGCTGACGGACCACGTACCACAACCTTCCTGACCAGTGGCGGCAGTCGGTGAATTGGTTCAACCCGGCGATGTGGGACGGCATCGGCATCGTGTCGTTCCTGATCGTGTTCGTGGCCGCATTCGTCACGGCGCAGTTCCGTGGCTGGATAGTCCTTGGTGTGCATCACCGAGAGATTATGGGGCAGAAGGACCGAGAGATCACCGCCCTAGAGAAGCGGTCCGGTGAAGATGCCGAAAGCATCGCGAAATTCGCGGCCACGGCGACGCGTTCCACCGTCGCCGCCGAGGTACAGCAATCCATCGTAGAAGCGATCCGCCAACTCGCGCAGGAGCGCACACCATGACGTGGTGGCAGCGTGAGATCGCGACCGCCCGGGAGCGCGCGGACCGCGCCGAGCAGGAACAGGAGAACGCTGTGCAGCGGCGCAAGGAAGCCGAACGTATCGACGAACGCGCCCGGAAAGCCGAGACGGCGTTGCGGAAGGAATTGCAGCTCAACGGTTTCACCGAGGCGTTACGCAAGGTGCTGATCGGCGGTGCGGCATGAGCGGGGTCGAACTATTGGCGAATGCTGCTCTTTGCGTGCTGGCCGTTCAAATGGTCGGATACACCGCTACCTACATGCTGGGCTCCCGCGGGTGGTGGCGCAGCGGACTCGGGAAAACCTATGCCGTCAAATCCGTGCTGCTGACGTTGGTGCTGATCCAAAACGCGGCCAGCTCGCTATCGGATCAGGACTACCCCGGCCGCAGCGGTGTGCGTCTTGCCGTCTACATCGGCGGTGTTCTCGCCGTACAGGGACTCTGGATCATCCTGCGCCGTTTCCAACGGCAAGGAGCTGTCAACCAGATCAACACGGAAGACGCAGGTAACTTCGATGACTGACATCGCCGACATTCCGTGGTTCAAATGCGTTGGCCTGTACGGCAACATCGTCCCCGACACCCTCGACAGCGGGTATCGCCCGGACCATTTCAAACCGTGGGGCGCGGTGACATTCACGCCCCGGATCGCGGGCCCGGACAACAAGCTGGCGCCCCCGGAGCCGCAGTTCCGGCTGACCGCGCACACACCTCCGATCACGCTGCTATTGGTGCCGTTCGAGGCGCGTATCGAAAACGGGGTCTTGAAGCTGCCGCGGCTCGACGCGCCGGCAGGGGAGAACCCGACACCGACCGAAATCGATCAGCAGCGCGCCAGCGTCGGCCTGGACATGCTCGCGAATTCACCTGCGCTGCAACTGTCGTCGGGATACAAGCTGGTCTACCAAGTGCAGTTCGGGACCATGAAAGTACTGGGCAAGGAACACACCTTCGAGTCGTTCTGGTTTGTCGCGCCGACCGTCAACGACTTCACGACCGAGCCGACCTGGACATCGCCCACGGTCGACCTGACAACCGTCGAACGATTCGCTCCGGTTGTGTAGGGAGCTGAAGGTGACTGTGCCAGTGATCAAACGGTTCCAGAAGACCGGCGTGTGCAAGGCATGCTCGGGCGCCATCCACTTCTACCCGGCACCGGTCAGCGACGAGCAGGCCATCGCCGAGGGCCATGACCCATCCGGCGAATGGGTGCACCTCAACCCCGCGGACTGGACCGATAACCCGCACCAAGCCGAACCTGCCTAGCTCGGCCGAAACGGCGCGTCATACTGCGATTTCGTGCGTGGTGGCGCGAGCCGGGCCATCGTGTAGCGCTGCGACAACGCGGCGTAGACCCCAGCCATCTGGATTTTGTCGGAGGCCGTGAGTTGTTTGCCCTCGATCTCGGCGAGTAGGCGTTCAGCCTTACGCGCGAATTTGTCGTCGTCGTGGATGGTGACACCAAGGGCGGCCGCAGCCGCGGTGCTGATCTCTTCCATTGGATTCCCCCAGCAATTTAGATCCGTACACCCCCCGGTGTCCGATCACTACACGATAGCCACGACCACGCTGTACGTGGAGAGAACACGCCGACCGCTACGCGAGGAAGTCGGCGACCTGCTGCTGGTGGATACCGGCGTTTTGCTCATCGATCCTGGGGCGTGGCCATGCCTCGGAACCTCCGAACGCCCACATGACCGATAGCTCACGCAGTTTGGCCATTACGTAGGAAAACTGGGGGAGTTTCAGTGGTGGGGCGTACACGTCGGATCGGATCTGTTCTACGAGTAGGCCGTTCAGTCGGTTGGTCATCGCCTGATGAATGACCGGCGGCCCGGGGCGCCCGTCGTTTTCGGGCAGGGATAGCCACAGCTCGACGTCGGCGGCGCGAGGGTCACCGCTGATCATGAGATGACGGTAGGTAGCGGCGATTGTCGCCTCGCATGGGCTCCACAGGCCGTAGTTGCCGATGAACGGGATATCCTTGGCCACGACCGCCAGATCGTAGAGGACATCCTGTGTCGCAACAAGACTGAGCAGCATCGCCGGTTCAAAGAGGAGTTGCATGCCGACATCCCCGCCGACGGTGCCCTTCTTGATCGCTCGATCGACGATCCCGTGTCCGCGCTTACTCAGAAGTGATGAAGACTGCTCGTACAAGTCGGATAGGCGCGGCTTGATCTTGCCGTTGATTTCGACCATCTGCGCCGCGGAGAACCGAGTGATGTCAACCACCTACAGTTTTTCGCCTATGTCAGGAAGCAGCGCGATGTCCTGTGGTTGACCGTCGCGGAACAGTGCGGCTAGCTCGCGTACCCGCCTTTTTGCCCAGTCGACACTGAACTCGCTGAGCCAGTCGTACTCGTATTTGAATCGGTCTCTGCGATCCCCAACGCGCCTGGCGGCTTGTCGCCTTACAACATCTCGGGAGTACCAATAGAGCAAGTCATCTAGGCTACCTACGTTGTCGAACCCGAGCTGTCCTCGCTCGTAGAAGGTGAAGTGGTAGCCGTCCTCTGCCACAAAGACATTCAGGCCATCCCTCGTCAGCAATCCGACAGGCATGGGGCTAACCCCAAGCTTCTCCGAAAGCCTGTCAATTTCTCCTTGCAGTGCACGAGATTTATCGTCCAAGGGGCGGTCCATACTCATCTAATATCCCTCTGTCGACCAATTCGGCGACGCTCGGCCTTACGCCGTCTGGCGCCTCGATCATGTATTGAACCGTCCCCGGCGACGGTGTCTGTCCGTAGAAGGGCTGGAGCGGCCCCTCCACTATTCTCCACCCGGGCGGTAGCGGCTGTCCGGTGACCATATACCGGTTGTATGCGCCGCCAACCGATTCAGGCGCTAGCGCCCGATCTGCGAACGGTGTGCCGTCGGGAGCGAGATACCGACCCCCGTCCGAGCCGAAACGGTCGATGATTGTTCCTGGCGGCAGATTCGCTTCGTGCGGTACGTATCCCGGTGGGAAGCCCTGGTTTTCAGTAGGCCATATCCGAGCCTCGCCGGGTGTGCCGAATTGGCTCTCGAACTCCTTCCAGGGCATTCCGCCAGTTGGGTTCCAGTCTTTCAGTATTGCTGCCGGTGCTCCGCCTTCGGTGAGGACTTCTGCAGGCAGGCCCGCCCTGACTGCCATTCCCTCGCCGCCGAACGGGAGGGTGGCCACTCCGGGGGCCGCTTCCCCGGCGATATGGCCGATCGTGTAGCCAGGGTTCGGCGAGTTGATCAAGTCCTTGGCGTCTTTGATATCGCTAATGCCCGCACCGATCGGGTTGGCGGTTCGCTCGAATATCTCTGTGCCAACGCCCTTGCCGAGGTCTTTCCAGCCCTCCACGAACTTATCGACGCCTTCTTGGCCGGTGAGATTGTGCATCCTGTCAAAGAAGCTATTCCAGCCGTCCCCGAATCCTTCTGCGAAGCCGGGCCGCGGCGGCGTCTTTCCATCGGGGCTCTTCCACGGCGACGGTTCGGCCACCGTCTTACCTGGTGCGAGCATCCTGTTGATTCCAGCGTCGATCTGTTGCGGTGTCCAGCCTTTGGACTCCAGATCCTTGCGCAGCGCATCAAGTCCCGCCTTGGTTGCTGGGCTATTGGGGTCGAACGGCGGCACCGCCCCCATCGCCCGAGTCGCTGCCGCTGATGGCTCGGGGGCCTGCGAACCATCATGTACACCAGGGATGGCCCCGATGCTGCCAAGCTGATGCCCGTCCACGGTGGTCTTGGGGTAGAGCTTCTTGTAGTCGATCGCGGTAGCGGGGCCGTCGCCGGGCTTGGGGGCCACAGCATCGCGCAGGATCTTGCGGCCATCGACCAGGGCGGTTTTGGGGTTGATGCAGCCGGTGATCTTCTGTGCGGTGGCGTCGGCCTGGGCTTTGAGGGTTTGACAGCCCTTCTCCCACTTGCCGACATACTCTTTGACCTGGCGCTCGGTGTCGGCGACGTGCTGGCGGTTGCGGGCTACCGAGTCGTCGCTTTCGCCTTCGGCCGGGGTGTAGTGCATGTTGAAGTTCTGGTCGATCGAGACGCCCTGATCCTTGTGCTCGAGCACTCTTTCGATAAGGCGCTGGCCATTGACCAGGGGATCGACCACCTCGTATGTGATGGTGGCGGTGGCGAGCGTGACTGCGTCCTCGGCGGCGTCATCGGCGTTATCAGAACCGTGGCAGTCGGTGGAGGCCGTTTCATAGGCTGCGTTCGCGGTGCGTCCGGTCCACTCCGTACCCGCCGGGGCGCCGGCCCAACGCTTGTACTCGTCGTAGACCTCTTTGAACTGCCGCGTTTGCGGTCGCCAGGTATCCACCACCGCCATGTAGTCATTGGCCTTCTTGGCCATGAACTCATCGAGCGTCGTCACCGCGAGCGCCCCCTATGCGCGCAGTGGCGGCTGATAGATGCTCGGCAGGTTACGTAAACCGCTCTCCAGCCCACCAGTAGTGACCGCAAGGACATGCTGGGCCTCGTCACTGAAATCAGCGATCGTGTTCAACCGCGCAGCCCCGACCCGCTTCACGTCCGCGATGGCCTTGGACACTCCGTACAGCGCCGCCAACCCCGGATCCGCACCAGCCGGGGCCGCAACACTGGCCGCCGTGCCCTCGGTGAGCTGACCAGCGAGCATCCGCAGATGCGGGCCGAGCTTGCCCAACGCCGCAAGGTCAACCTTGAGAACGTTTTCATCGCCCGACAC